TGTAGTCTTTATGTTTGATAACGATGATGTAGGGCAAAAGGCCGCACTTGAATGTGCTGCATTACTCTCACCTCGTAAGGCTAAGATTGCTAGGTTACCTCTTAAAGATGCTAGTGATATGTTGATGGCAGGGCGTCATGCAGAGCTTATAGATTGCTTCTGGTCGGCTAAGAGCTTTCAACCAGACGGTATCATTAATGGTGCTGACTTGTGGGAAGAGGTTTCAACAGAACGTGAAGTACACACGGTGCCGTATCCATATATAGCACTAAACGAGAAGATAGGTGGCTGTAGGTTAGGTGAGATAGTCACAGTAACAGCAGGGTCAGGCTTAGGTAAGAGTCAACTCACACGAGAGTTTGCATATCATCTACTGAACGAGGGCGCTACCATAGGCTACGTTGCGTTGGAGGAATCCAGTAAGCGCACAGCTCAGGGATTGATGTCCTTACACCTGAATAAACTTATACACCTTGAAGATGTACGTAGAGATGAGATGCGTGAAGCCTTTGACGCTACGCTAGGTACAGGCCGTGTGTTTATGTATGACCATTGGGGTTCTACGGAGTCAGATAACTTACTAAACAAGATACGTTACCTTGCAAGAGGTTGTGGTTGTCAGTACATTATCCTTGATCACATTAGTATTGTTGTTAGTGGTATGGAGGGTGGTGACGAGAGGAGAACCATCGACACCTTAATGACTAAACTACGTTCCATCACAGAAGAACTAAACATCGGCATGATTGTTGTCTCTCACTTACGTAGACCTAGTGGTGATAAGGGACATGAGGAGGGTGTAATGACTTCTCTATCTCAACTACGGGGTTCAGCTAGTATAGGACAGCTATCAGATATTGTTATAGGTCTTGAACGTAATCAACAAGACGAAGAGGATTCTGATAAGACTACGTTACGTATATTAAAGAACAGGTGGTCAGGTGAGACAGGTGTTGCGGGACAGCTAAGGTATTCAAAAGATACTGGACGTATGTCAGAAGAAGAAGAAGTTGAATTTTAGGGGAAAAATATGTACGACAAAGATGATAGTGGTTTTATGTGTGAGTATAAAATTATGCAAGCTTATACAGTCCTAAGTGATTTATTATGTTCCTTAGATAAAGAAGATGAGATACCTACTCTGAACGAGTTTAGAATGATTTACTTAGATGAGGCTCATTCAATACACTAACCACTCCAACGAGAGGGTACTATGTTAATTTTTGATTTAGAAACAGATAATTTATTAGAAGAAGTAACCAAAGTTCATTGTATGGTTACACAGGATACAGAAACAGGTGAAGTTAAAACGTATAGCCCTAACTACATCGAAGATGGGATAGAAGCATTGCGTGAGGCGCAACAGCTAGGTGGTCACAACATCGTATCCTATGATTTACCAGTGTTAAAAAAGCTGTACAACTTTGACTACTATGGACAAGTGTACGACACGCTAGTTGCCTCACGTCTCATCTGGCCGAACATGAAAGAAAAGGACATGATTAAGCGTTCCGTCGATAACAAGTTAATAGGTTCACACTCCTTGAAAGCTTGGGGTCAACGTCTTATGTTTAACAAAGGTGCCTTTGGTGAGCAAGAGGCAGCATGGGAAGAGTACACACCTGAGATGCTAGAGTATTGCATTCAAGACGTAGCTTTAAACGTAAAACTATACGAGTTAATACTGTCCAAGGGTTACCCAGAAGAGCCTATGCAGTTAGAGCACGACATGAATCGTTTACTTATAAAACAACAGCACGTAGGTTTTCCTTTTAACGTAGAGAAAGCACAGAAGCTCTACACGTTGTTAGCAGCACGTAAACAAGAGATAGAAATTAACTTGGTCGATACAATGGAGCCAACAGTTGTTGAGCTGAAGACCAAAACAAAGACTATACCTTTTAACCCTGCATCCCGACAACAGATTGCAGACAGGTTACAGAAACGTGGTTGGAAGCCAGAAGAGTTTACTCCATCAGGTGACCCTAAAATTGATGAAAAAATTCTAGCGGGAATTGATATGCCCGAAGCTCGTCTATTGACTGAGTACTTAATGTTAAACAAACGACTGGGGCAACTAGGTAATGGTAAACAAGCGTGGCTCAAACTCGAAAGAAACGGTCGTATACATGGCCGAGTTAATCACATGGGGGCTGTTACTAGCCGCTGTACTCACTCTGACCCTAATGTTGCTCAGGTTCCTTCTGCTGGAGCAGCGTTTGGCAGAGAATGCAGGGAGTTATTCCATGCACCAACGGGTTACACCTTGCTCGGAGCGGATGCAAGCGGATTAGAGTTACGTTGCCTTGCACATTATATGAATCGTTATGACGGAGGTAGGTATGGTAGAGAAATACTTGAAGGTGACATCCACACGGCTAACCAAAACGCAGCAGGTTTGGAGACTAGGCCGCAAGCCAAGACATTTATATATGGTTTTTTATACGGAGCTGGTAACGAGAAGATAGGACAGATCATAGGTAAGGGTGCAAAGGAGGGAGGTCGGATTAAGAAACGCTTTCTGGCTAAGACTCCAGCGTTAAAGAAACTAACAGAAGCCCTTAACAATAGATTAGAACAGCAGCGTGGTGATAAGTATATAAAAGGTTTAGACGGTAGGTTGATACCTATCCGACACCCCCATGCCGCCTTGAACACTTTACTCCAATCAGCAGGAGCCATCATTTGTAAGAAATGGTATGCAACTGTAGAGAAAATGATAAGAGATAAAGGCTATACTGAGGAACAAGTTTCTATAGTGGCGTTCGTTCATGATGAAGTTCAAATCTTAGTTAAGCATGGGCTAGAGGAAACAATAGGTGAGATCACTAAAGCAGCCATTAAAGAGACAGAACAAGCGTACGACTTCAAATGTCCTCTCGACTCTGAATACCAAGTCGGAAGTAGTTGGGCAGACACTCACTGATACTAACCGTATAGGTGATATAGCAGAGCACTACGCAATCACTTGGTTATGGGATGAAGGTTTTGAAGTGTTTCATAATGCAGGTTGCACAGGTGCAGTAGACATCGTAGCTATTAAGGACAACGAAGTTTACTTGTTCGATGTTAAGATGCTTACTTATTCTAAACCTCGTGGGTACCACCTTATCAAAAAAGGACGTACACCAAAGCAAATAGAAATGGGTGTGCAGTTACTTAGCTTCAACCCACAGACTAGAGAACTACGAATGATAAAACATAGGGGAGACTAATGGAAACAAGCACATTAAATTTAATACTGGGTTTTGGTTTTGGTTCTATATCCTTTGCCTTTGCCTTTAAATGGATTATTGAATCTATCATTCATTGGAAGATGTCCAACCAAGTTAGCACGATGGTAACGATGGACGCAGAAGAGTTTGAAAAATTTATGGAGGGGCAAGAGGATGAAGAAAAGTAGAACACTACTCGTTGATGGTGACATTGTAGCCTACAAAGCTGCAACCATTGCTGAGACTCCAATCAATTGGGGTGATGGTATATGGACACTACATGCCCATGAGAAAGATGTCGTGGGGTCGATGGAAGAGTTCATGAGTAAGATCATAGAAGAGTCAGGGTGTGATAAAGTTATCACTTGTCTTTCAGGAGACAACCTGTACCGCAAAGATGTAGCTCCTTATTATAAGAAGAACAGAGTTAACACTCGTAAGCCGATGCTGCTTAAATACGCTAAAGATTATCTAGCAGAAAAATATAACGGCATGGTTGAGGACAAGTTAGAAGCAGATGACTTACTAGGAATCCTCGGCAGTAGAAGTTTTGATACTGTTATCTGGTCACTAGATAAAGACTTACTAACTATTCCAGCTTTCCATTTGGTTGAGGGCAGAGTTATTGAGGTAGGTTTAGAAGAGGCCGACTACAACTTCTTTTATCAGACGTTGGTAGGTGACTCCACAGATAACTATAAAGGCTGCCCTACTGTAGGAGCTAAGAAAGCTGCACAGATGCTTGATGAGAAAGGTTCATCATGGCAGACAGTGTTGGACGCTTTTGATTCAAGAGGTTTAGGTGAAGAAGTCGCTATAGAAAACGCAAGGCTGGCTCGTATATTACGTGACGGTGAATACAACTTTGAAACAAAGGAAGTAAAGTTATGGGCGGCATAAATGACGCAGGAACAGGTGATTGGGACTTAGTAGCAAAAGCACATTATAAAAGTGTACACGCTGACCCAGTAAATAAACCCGAACATTATAACGCAGGTGAGATTGAAACCATCGACTACATTGTTGATGTGTTAGGTAAGTATGAAGCTATCTCATACTGCCATGGAAATTTAATTAAGTACACTGGCTCTCGCCTTTGGGCAAAGGACAACCCTATCCAAGATGCAGAGAAAGCTCAGTGGTACTTAAACAAAATGATTGAACTAATGAAAGAGACTAAAGGAGTTAACTGGTAATGACACAACTAACCCATGATTACATCAGCGGTATGTTTGAAGGCTTTGACTACTACCAGTCAAAGTGTAGTGAGACAGCTATCTTCCCTGAAGACTTAGCCATAGAGTATTTAACTCTTGGTCTTTTGTCTGAGGCGGGTGAGGTGGCAGGTAAAATTAAGAAAAAAATTAGGGACGGTGAGTTACCAAACCACCGCCAACAAGTGAGCGATGAGTTGGGCGATGTGTTCTGGTACTTAGCAATGCTTACAGATCGTATGGGTCTTAACTTAAGCGATGTAGCTTTTGATAATATCATTAAACTATCTAATCGTAAGGTAGCAGGAACCCTAGCAGGTTCAGGTGATAACCGATGAGTGATGACGGGTTAGGAACACCACCTCGTTATGTGAAAGAGGATAAATGCAGAGCTTGTTATGGTTCAGGACTAGATGGTTATGATCCTAAGGGTGATGGAAAATATAAAGGCGCAAAGCCATGTACAGTTTGTATGGGAGAAGGAACAATTGGATAGTTATCAGCAGTACATACACAAGTCACGTTACGCACGTTGGAGAGAAGACGACAACAGACGAGAGACTTGGGACGAAACAGTAAGACGTTACACAGACTTTTGGGTTTCTCGTGGTCAGATTGATTACGATACATCAGAGCGTTTGTATAAAGCTATATATAATTTAGAAGTAATGCCATCTATGCGTTGCTTAATGACAGCAGGTAAGGCATTAGACCGTGACAACATGGCAGGGTTTAACTGTTCGTATGTTGCAGTAGATAACATGAGAGTGTTCGATGAGATTCTTTACGTGCTTATGTGTGGCACAGGTGTAGGCTTCTCAGTAGAACGTCAATCAGTAAATAAATTACCAGAAGTAGCAGAGGAATTCCATGAGACAGATACTACAATCATTGTCAAAGATTCTAAAATCGGTTGGGCTAAAGCTTTCCGTGAACTGGTTACGCTTTTGTATTCAGGTCAGATACCTACTTGGGATGTGTCAGGCTTACGTGCAAAAGGAGAGCGCCTCAAAACTTTCGGAGGTAGGTCTAGTGGCCCTGACCCTCTGGTTAAGTTATTTAATTTCACAATTAATACTTTCAAAAATTCTGCCGGTAGAAAGCTAACGAGTCTTGAGTGCCATGACATTGTATGTAAAATTGCAGAGATTGTTGTCGTGGGTGGCGTCCGCCGCTCTGCGCTTATTAGTCTGTCTAATCTTTCTGATGATCGGATGCGCCATGCTAAGTCGGGCAATTGGTGGGAGTCTGATACGCAGAGGGCACTTGCTAATAACTCGGCTGTGTACGAAGGTCGCCCAGACTTTGAAACCTTCTTAGAAGAATGGACAGCGATGTATAAGTCTAAGGCTGGTGAGCGTGGTATCTTCTCACGTACTGCCGCTAAGAAGCAGTCAGCTAGACACGGGCGTAGAGATATTGAGCATGACTTTGGTACTAACCCTTGTTCAGAAATCATCCTACGCTCTGCACAGGTTTGTAATTTGTCGGAAATCGTTATCAGGAGTACCGATACATACGAAGATTTAAAACGCAAGGTTGAGCTTGCTACAATCCTTGGCACCCTACAGTCTTCTTTAACAGACTTCCGCTATGTGCGTAACATCTGGAAGAAGAATACACAGGAAGAGTGTCTGCTTGGTGTGAGTATGACAGGCATC